TTATGCAGAAATTACAGCATTATCACAGAAAGAAAATTTTTGTTGGGCTAGCAATAAATATTTCGCTAAACTTTATGATGTTTCTCCTATAACAATAAGCAGGTGGATAAGTATTTTAGTAGACAAAGGATTTATTATTAGGAAAATTATCTATAAAAAGGGAACAAAAGAAATTGATAAGAGGTATTTACAATTAAATCAATGGGGTATTAACAATAATGAAAATAGTTCTATTAATCAAATTGTTAAAGATAATAATACAAGTAATAATAATACAAGTAATAATAAACTCTTTAAAATACCAAGCGTTAATGATGTTGAGCTTTATTGTATTGAAAGGGATAATAAAATAGATGCTATTTCTTTTGTTAATTTTTATGAAAGTAAAGGTTGGATGGTAGGTAAAAACAAAATGAAAGATTGGAGGGCCTGCGTAAGAACTTGGGAAATGAGAGCTAAAAATAAAAAAACATACGCTCCAAAAACAATGAGTAAGTTAGACGCACAAATTAATGAATGGCAAAAAGCAAAAGAATTATTATGAAATTATTAAAACAAGAAAACTTAAAAGAACTAACTGAAAAAGTCTTAGACTTAGTTGCAAAGACAGCAGTTGAAATAGGACACAGATCAGACGCTCAGACCTTAGCAAGTCTATCTAAAATATTCGCAGAGGACTTGATACAAGAGAAGCGTTTTGGTAATATGACCTTTAACCAAGTTCAGGACGCTTTTAGACAAGGTGTAAGATTTGGAAAGGACGAACCTTTTTTAAATATTAGAACATTCTATAAGTGGGTGTATGCTCAAAAGAAGTTAGTAGATAATGCCTACTATGAAGTTCATACATTAGGAAAGCCAAAAGAAAAGACTCTATGGTATCAAGAACCTTTAAAACTATTAAGATGAAGATATTAACAATCGTATGGGGAATAATAATTGTACTTTGTATTTTAGAAGCAATTTTCTGTACTAAATTTGACGAATATGAACGCTAAAGAAATAGTAAAGATGTTATTAGTTAAGTACCCTACTTTAAAAGACAGTGATAGTAGACTAATTGCTAACTTTTGGAATGAAGAACTTAAAGAAAAAGGTTTTGATATTAAAGAAATGAAAACAGCTGAATTTTTAAATATGTATTCAAAAGCTAAATTGACTAATGCAGAAACAATTAGAAGAAATAGAGCAAAGCTACAACAAGAACACCCTGAGCTTAGAGGTGAGATATATAAATTAAGACAGGGTAAAGAACAAGATAAGTGGCGAGAAGAACTAGGATATCATATTAAAGGAATAAATAAACTATGAAAACAGTAAACAGTTTAAGTGGTGGTAAAACCTCAAGCTACATAGCAGCTAACTATCCTGCTGATTACAATGTGTTTGCTTTAGTTAGGACAAATGACAAGACTTGTCTTTACCCTGATAAAAAACTTAGACAGATAGTGTCAGATAAAATAGGGGTTGAGTTTATAGGAACTTTAGAGCAAGATAACATAATAAAAGTTATGCTTGACCTAGAACAATTTATAGGTAAAGAAATAACTTGGCTAAGTCCTAAAACTTTTGATGAAATAATAAATGGAGAATGGAATAAAGGAAAGAACGGAAAACATTATTTACCTAATTTAATGACTAGATACTGTACTACTGAAATGAAAATGAAACCGATATTTGAATGGTGGCAAAAAGAGATAAATGAAGTAGTAGAAATGCGTATAGGTTTCAGAGCTTCAGAAATGAACAGAGCAAAAAGAGTTATAGATAAACTTAACGCTGATGGAGTTGATGAGATGAAAGCTGTAATAGGTAAAAGTAAAACAGGAAACAGAAACAGATGGGGAATGGTAGAATGGAGAATACCTACATTTCCTTTAATACCCGCTAACATAAACAATGATACAATTTTTAACTATTGGCAAAAGAATAAAGAGGTATCGTTTGCTGATGGTTATTATAATAATTGCGTAGGATGTTTTCACAGAAACCCTGTTTTTTTAAATAAGATGAGCCAAGAACATAAAAACAAAATGGAATGGTTTGCAAATATAGAAGCTGAAAACTCACCTAATACATTTAGAAAAGATTGCACTTATAAAGAGATACTTGAATACAAACCACAGATAGAATTATCTTTTGAAGATTTTGATGAATGTGATAGCGGATATTGTGGACTATGAAAAAGACAGTCAGTAAATTAAAAAAGGAACTTGACAAGTGGTTTAGTCTTTTTATCAGGTTGCGTTCAGCAAACGAATTTGGTTATTGTCAGTGCTTCACTTGTGGAGTAGTCAGGCACTACAAAGATGGTATGCAGAACGGACACTTTCAAAGTAGGAAACATTTGTCTACAAGATTTGATGAGGAGAATTGTCAAGTACAATGTGTTAAGTGTAATGTTTATGCTTGGGGTGAACAGTACAAGTTCAGTCTAGCGTTAGATGGAAAGTATGGAGAAGGCAAAGCTGAGGAATTACAATACTTAGCTAGAACAACTTTAAAAATTTCTAGGATAGAATATGAAGAAAAGATAAGTTATTACAAATCACTTGTTGATAAGTTAAAAAAAGAAAAAGGAATTGAATAAACTTTTTTTTATCTTTGGCGTATGATAACACCGATTTATGCAAGTGAGGAACACAAGCAAATAATTGAAACTTACATATTAATGTGCACTGAGTTTTCAAAAGAAGTAAGTACAAAAGCAAAATACAACAATTACTTAGACGTGCTAGATACTATACTTGAATACCATAACAATTACGGCACAGGAGTTAAAGAAAACAATTGGTATGATTGGCTTATGATTATTCCAATTAACTTATCAGTAGCGACTAACGGGTTCTTTGCAGGTCTTGAAACAAGAAGTAATTCACCTACACTTAGAGCTTATAAAACTGTACTTGACGAGATGGTTCACGATGTAACAGATAAAATTGACGCTTTAGAACAAATAAATGACTGAGATTTATTCAGAAATATCAAAGCTAAGTTCTTTCTTTAGGAAGATGTGTTATGGTATAACGCAAGATGAAGAAGCAATTAATGACGCTGTTCAGGAACTTATGATATACTTCCTTCAGATGAACCCTAAAACTTTACAGGAAATATACGAAAAAGATGGACTAAAAGGAATTAAAGGTTATGGTGCAGTAGTGTTAAGAAGAAGCTTAACAAGTGTAAGAAGTCCTTTTTATTATAAGTACAAGAAGTACTACACTAATTTAGTAGGAGTTTACACACCAAGCTACACTCAGAACGCTTTTCATAATAGTATTTACAATTTACCTGAAGAAAAAGAAGACAACTATAAATGGGAGAAGCTAGAAGAAATTGATAAGGTATTAGATAAACAAACTTGGTACGATAAAAAGATATTTGAGTTATATTACTCAGGTGAAACTTTAGACAGTCTAGCAAAGAAAACAGGAATAAGCAGGAACAGTCTTTTTACTACAATAGATAAAGTAAGAGAAATACTTAAAAAGGAATTAAATGATTAACCTAGTAGTTATATGGCCATCATAATATGAATAAGTTCTTTGTACCTAACGAAGTCTATGAAGATAGAATAGCTATTTGTAAGAGTTGTATTTATTATTTTAAACCAACAGGAACTTGTAAAGACTGTGGCTGTTTTATGAAGATAAAAGCAAGACTTGCTCCAATGGGATGTAGTCAAAAGAAATGGCAAAAAACAACTGAGATAGAAACTCCTGATACTTTACCGCAGGAAATAGTTGATGAAATATTAGATATGTGGAAAGACTTAAAAACAGGTAGAGCAAAAGACCAAGCAGCTAAAAAAAGAATGATTGAAACATATAATACAATATACAATACTAACTACAATGTAAGGACTAATTGCGGTTCGTGTATTTCAACTTGCTTTGATGATATAAAAAAACTATATAAAGAATATGCTAAGGGATAAAATTAATAATAACAGAGCGGTTATTTCTTATTTTTTACTGAACCCTTAGCGTATTCATAACTTAAACAATAGATATGAAAAGAACTTACAAAACAATTAAGTGGGTATTGAACAGCCACATTAAAAAGAATGTCAGAAGTCTTTGGACTTGGGAGAACGATAACTTTACTTGTATCTTTGAAAACTATGATGGTGATAGCAGAATATACACACCTCACCAATTACTTAAACTTTTAGACAATGACACAAAACGATAAACTAATTAAAAACCTAGAAACTATGCCACCAATTGAAGTAGATTACAAAGCAACTCCTGAACCAAGTTACTACTCAGGAAAGAAGTACGGTTACTCAGCAAGAAAAGTAGTAGAGGACTTTCAACCTGATAGCTACAACATAGGAACTGCAATCAGTTATCTATTAAGAGCAGGTAAGAAGGAAGGTAATCCTGCTGAACAAGACATACAGAAAGCAATTAATCATTTACATTTTGAACTAGACAGGTTACACAATGACACTTTATAGTTGCGAATGTGGTAAAGAAGAAAAAGAAGTTGCAAAAGCTACAATAGCCTTAAGAGATAAAAAGTGGGTTTGTAAAGAAGCTCAATGCAGTTGTGGTAAGGATATGGACTCAGCACCAACAGACGGTATGCCTAGTCTTAAAAGAACTGAAGCATCATTAAGTAAAAAAAAAAGAG